GGTCGAAGGGCATGTGCCCGGAAGCGGCTCCATAGCCACTCATTCGCTCTCCACCTCTCCGGTATTCCATTTCGTTCATGCGGTAGTCGTGTTCAAACTCCCTGGGGGTCTTCATTTCACCCTCACCAGAAATGGCGAATCCGATCTTATTCATGGGCCTAGTCATCTCCCGTCTATCAGTATAGGCCGGAGGCATATAGTATGGATAGCCATAGTGGGACTGAGGGCCCGTCATGCGGTCATCCCAGTAGTTGCTCTCCACCCACGTCCCACCATCATTGCGAGGGGCAAAACGGCCATCAGAATATCGACGATATCCCCGGTCCTCCGGCTCCATCATCTCAGAACGAGGCGCATACCGACCGTTGTCATAGTGCTCCCGGCCACGGCGGTCACGGAATTTATCATCAACATCGTAGTTTTCATAGCTCCGTCCATCGTTGTAGCGGCGATTGCTGCCACTGGACATGAGCATCATCCGTGTGGATCGTTTCATTTTGATCCCTCCTTACGCCGTAGGGGCGGGAGCAGCGCCCCCGTCAATGCTGGTTAGGTTGTTGCTGGGGGAGCAGCAGGGAGTGCCCAGCATACGGAACGAACCTCCGGTTGGGGTAGTAACGACACAGAGAGAGTATTTGGTCCGGGTACGGATGCCACAGGCGGTGACCTGAGCGCAATTCCGCTTTGTCATCGGATAGAGAGTGGTCCCGGTCCCGATAGTAAAATACACCGGAGCATTGATGGTAGTGGTGTCGGGGATGGCCTGACCCACGACCACGCAATACTTCTCTCCGTTGTTGTAGGAACCAGCAGGAAGGTTGATCTCCAGGTTTCCACCGGTAAAAGCGACCGCCTGAGAGATCACAAGCCGGTCACAGAGTCTGCATACAGGTTTACAAGACATAATTACCTCCAAAAATCAGGGGCGGCAGACACTCAGCCCACCGCCCCGAAATAGTCACGGCAGAGCCGGAAAGTTAATTGCCTCGATTTTGATGCAATTTAGCAGCCACAGCCGCAGCCATTGTTATAGGCCCCGCAGTAGGGATAGGGGGCGGGCACCTGATAGGCGGGCACAGGCATGGGGTTGATCCGGCGGATCAGCTCAGAGGTCTGGGCATCCAGAGTAGCGGTCAGGTAGCTGTTCTGGTTGGCCTGAGAGGCAGCCAGCTTGAGAGACTGATTCTCCGCCTGGAGGGAATCGATCTTGCTCTGAGTCAGGAAGTCCAGAATGGCGCGGGTGTTGGAGTTGTTATTCTCCAGGATATCGCGGGTGCTGCCCTGGATGGTGTTCTGGATGGCGCAGGTATTGGTCGCCATGTTGTAATTCACACCATCGATGGCCCGCTGGGTCTGGCAGCAGCAATCCTGAGCCTGAGCGGCCATATTGCACATCTGAGACTGGACACCGTTGAAGCCCTGAAGCAGAGCCACATTGGTGTTGTTGAAGCCGCTGGTGATGCTGTTGTTCAGGGCATAGGTGCTGTCACAGATGCCCTGCTGGATAGCAGAGATGCCGCGCTCCACACCATTGAAGGCAATGGCCTCGTTTACATCTGCACGAGTGGCAAGGCCCTGGAGTCCGGGATCAGTGCTGGCACCGCCACCGCCGAAGCCGCCGAAACCACCGCGGCCCCAGCCGAAGATCATGGCAAAGATGATGATAGCCCACCAGCCGTCACCGCCCCAGAAGCCGCCGTTGTTACAGTTGCCACCATTGGAATCGCTGCCCAGCGCATAGCCAGTCGCAAAATCGTTATCCATTGTATATACTCCTTTATCAGTTATTACATCGGGGCCGTACGCTCCCCGGATGTTTCCAAAGAGCGGTTTTTATCAAGACCCGAAAACTGATAAAGAGTGCGCTATTTTATTTCATCGGAATCCCAAGCTGTCTTGCGATTTCCTCAACTGTGGTCCCTCTCTGCTTTGCCATGTTCTCCGCGGTCTGGCGAAGCTGCTGGGGATTCTTCCCCTGGATGAGCCGCATAGCCTGGGCGGCCTGTGGGTTTTGCCCGGCCATTTGCTGGAGCATTTGCATAGGATTTCCGCCGTTCCGCGCCATCTGGAGCATAGCCATCATGGGATTATTCATCGGAGGCATCATTCTTTTTCACTGCCTTTCCAGCGGGCTTTTTCAGTCTGTCCACCTCATCTTTTAGGTTTTGCACTGTGTCCTTCATGTCTATAAACTCGTCCAGTGGAGCAAAGGCCGCCACCTGCGCAGGGGCTTGTTGCTGTTTTTCTCTGGGTACATCGAGCTTAAACTCGAACACATCAGCTGCACCGCTGTTGGTGTTGAATCGTTTCATGTAGACCACATTATGGGCAAGGTCCGGGAAGAACATTGGAGCACCCATAAAGTCTACCGGGACCCCAAGCGCCTCCTCTCGGGAGGCCACAGGACGGCAGAAAAAGTTAGGCTGTGTGTTTGTACTTCCAACCGTCTGCGCGGCCTGTACGGGCTGCGGAGCGGGCTGCTGCATAGGCTGGTAGATCTGTGGAGCGGGCGCAAACGGAGTTACTGGGTTGTATCCGCCATAAGCGGGGTATGTATAATTAGGAAATCCGGCCATTGTCCAGCGCCTCCTTCCTCGCTTCTACTTCATCCACGTATTTTTGGAGCCCATAGTCATCCCCCTGGGCCTGATACCACATCACACTCTCGGCGGCACAGTCCGGTCGGATGCCGGCGGCCACCAGCCTTTCTACCGGGGTCATATATCACACGTCCTTTGTATAAAAATAATGGAGTCCGTGAGGAGGGCGGCGACGTGTACCAACCCTTGATCCCCACGTCCTCCATGGATATATTGTCGCATAAAATAAGCCCGCATGGGTGGCATCCATGCGGGAGTTGTGTGGGAGTTATGTGGGATTTATGTGAAATACGTAACGACGTAACTTCGTTACTCTGCATAGTTGACATTCGTTTTCTTTGGGGTATAATAAAAGTGTGGAAACCCAGACGGTTGCCACATACATAAGACTTACAGGGCCGAGGGCTTAGCCCTCAAACATCCATGAGCCGTTCTGTTGCAGCAGACGGCTCACTTCTTCTTTCTATCGCGCACATAGAGCACGAGGGACACAATGCTTGCAATGGAGCCAATGGCACCCAAAACTGCAAAGGTGAAAGTCAAAGTAATATGTATCACCTCCCGAGGAATTATTTCCCGCGAGGCTACATATTTCGCCTTCCTTTCCGCTCTCGCGGGATGGTCAGGCAACCGTCTTTTTTAACCGCACACCATCTACAAAGGCGGATAAAACTCGACAGTAGACGGTGGGTTTCCACAGCCGAATTATACCAATAAAAAGGAGCCGGGTCAATTCCCGACTCCTTCTTTTTGTGCAATTCTACTTGCGGACCGCTTCACTTCATCCATTATGTACGAAAGGTGGTGAGACACTGTTGACCTATCCCAGCCCAACTCAGCCGCTATATCTGCCTGTGGCATCTTCTCAATGATATACCTTCTGGCGATGATGTCATCGTCACGATGAAGCGCAGCTTCCTCGATTGCTATTTTAAGCTCTGAGCGCAAGAGCCTGTCCAACGGTTCTGGAAGTTTTACTCTTGCACTCATTTGGTCACGTCCTTATTACTTATTTGCAGCCGCCATCATAGCAGCCTCCAGTCGAGTACACAAACCCATGGGCCTGGACCCATCTGTAACGCCAGCCTTAACCACTCTTTCCAGCCCTTCAATTTCCCACTGCTGGGTCGGTTTCTTCTTGGCCTGCCTGGACATCCAGTTTTCCATCATTGCATCAAACTGATCCTGAGTCATATCATCATCCTCCTGATATTCGGGGCGATATGCGCCCACAATGAATTTCTTGTGTCTCCGGCGGCGCAGTACCGCACCTCCGTTGTCCTCACTGGCACTTCCGGTGTTGCCGTCAATGGTGGTGATGTAGGTCCCGTCCCAGCTCTCGCAGATGCCAACATGCCCGGCGGAGCTTCTGCCGGAGAAGTTGAAGAACACGATGTCTCCCGGCCGGTAGTCAGTCACCTTCTGCTTCTTGTGGAAGGACATCAGCGTGGGGCAGTAGGCGGTCTCTCCGCCGCCATAGTACATGTCAGAGGCCCCGGCCTCCCGGAACACCCACCAGACGAACACGGCGCACCAGGGGTGTTTGCCATCGGATACCTCCCTGCCATAGTAGGCAGTGTTGTATTTCACATTATCACTTTTGGCAGGGGATTCTTTGGTCCCGATCTGTGACTGGGCGATTTCCAATATCTTTTCAGCGATTGCCATAGTGCGCCTCCTCACTTCTGTGCCTTGATCCACCCCGCCTGCTCCATCAGCTGCACCAGTTTGTCATAACCGAACATCGCGGAGAAGGCCACCAGGAAGATGAGGGCGATCAGCGCCACGATCATCCAGCCGGTGATGGCAAAGCGGTAATAGGACCACAGGCCGAAGCCCGCCCCCACCGTCACTACCGCGGCCACCAGGAAGGCCAGCAGGTTGGTGGGGAGCATATCGTACAGCAGGCTCTTGAGCACCTGTACGATGATGTTGGTCACCAGGGTCAGCGCCAGCACCAGGGCCAGCAGCATGGGCAGATAGTTGGTCAGTTCATTCATGGGTCGTTTCATCCTTTCTGGCCTTATCGGGCCAATTATTATTCTTGCTCAGGTTCTCCACCAGTGATTTGATGGCATAAGCCAGGATCACGGCAATGATCTCTGTGACAGCTTTCCCGGATAGCTGTTCTGCGATCTGCTCACGGCCCAGATAGGCCAGCAGATAGGAGCACCACACCCAGGCGCAGCCATTGAACAGGCACAGCCAGACGGCGGCTTTCATGGTCTCTGTGCGGCCCCTTTTGGACCGGTGGGCGGACAGCCACCACATCCCCAGACAGAACACGCACCCCAGTGCGAAGGCCGCTACAACGGCCAGGATCATCTGCGTGCTCATAGGCCGATCCTTCCTAGCAGGAAAGCAATCACTGCGGCCAATACAGCCCAGATGGCCTTATCCTTGATGGAATCCCATCTCTTCTTTGGGGCCGCTTGTTCTGCCTCCTGCCAAGCGATCAGCTTGTCCAGCTTTCCCATGATGTTATCGTACTGCTCGTTCCTGGCTGCTTCCGCTTTTTCCAGGTCTCTTATTCGGTCAAACAGCTTATTGTGGGTATCTCTTGCCTGCTCCTGCATTTTCTCCATCTGCCGCTCCAGCATGTTTGCCTTTTGGAGTCCCAGGCAGTCTCTTTGTGGGTCAATCAAGCATTTATCATCCATCAGGTAAGTATTGACCTCCATTTCGACAAAATTTTGCTCTCCTCTTGCGGGCCCTCTTTTGATGTGCTATAATGACGCCACATCCGACCAACTCTGAAAAGGTTACCCCCTTTTTTCGACAATCGGATGCGCCCCCTGTAGTTAAGCTCCTACAGGGGGATTTTTTATACCCTTTCCCACGCCTGCGGGTAATCTGTTGGACTATGTACGGTGTTGTCCGTCAGGCATCGATATACTACGCCGCCGTCCACGCAGCACTCCCCAGACATGTACATGCCGCTGGTTCCGTTGGGTGCCAGCCACTCCTTGGCTTTGGACGGGTCTTTGGTGTGGCAGATAGACCACAGGGCGGGCAGGTCCGCCGGCCTCTGGTCAGGCCATGTGGATGCGTTGTAGGGCTGGAGGAGCTTGTACACCTGCTCACAATCCCTCACCGGGGCCCCGATGGGCCACCCAGAGTAGTCCTTTTCCGGGTCAAAATTGGGGGCCTTGCTCTCCTCAGCGATAATGGCTGTGCCATCGAGATCGGGGGCCCGGCTTCGCAGGTCAAGGGCGTCTGCCTTGCCCTGGGCTTTCATGATGTTGTGATAATTCAGATCTTTCATGCCTCCTGCACCCCTTCCTGATATGCGGCATCCAGCTCGTCAGTCGTGATGGAGCTCAGCTTCCCGGTGTACTCATCGCCGGTGATGGTCTGATACTCATTTTTGGTGATAACCCCTTTTCGGACAGCCATCTTTACCATAGCCTTGCTCCACAGATTTCGATCATAGTTCTTCTTAATCGTTTCAAAGTTCATGCTAGCTCCTCCTTACATGGTTTCATCGGACAGGCTGGACATGGCGATAAACTCCAAGGCGGCAGCTGTCCGCTCCTCTGTGCTTGGCTCCGTGCTTGGCTTGTTCATTTCGTCCTCAAAGGCTTCAATGACAGCCAGCCTGTCCTCATCCGTCTCGCAAGCGGCGAAGTCTGCGCCCTGGGTCTCGTACATCTGCACCATCTGGCCCAGAGTGCCGAAAAATCCGCCGTTAATCTCGCCCGCGGAACAAACCACAGCGATGGAAGGAAGGCCAGCCACCGGGTAACGCTCGATCCATTGCTCGGCAGTCAGAATTTCGCCAATCGGAGTGATAATCTGGTCTTTCTTGTTCCAAATTGCATATTTACTCATATATTTTCCTCCTACACCTATTCTGGTAGTACATAGGCATTTACCGCGGTATATTGATCTTGCACTAAAAGATAGTCACCCAGTATGGTTTCCCCACAAGGATAGCTTGAACTTCCTTTCAAGGTTGCCGACCCCTCGTATGTGCCAGACAGGTTAAGCCATTCAATATATGGTCGGTTATACCCACCAACAAAAATTGCATTTGAGTCTGTCCTTGCCCCACCAATATAAGTCCCAACATGTCTGAGTTCTGCTAGTGACGCGTATTGAGTTCCGGATTCGTCATAGGCAGTAACCGTACCTACTTGCCCATTTGCTTCTGATCCACCGGCAAAAAAAACCTTATCCCCGACAGATGCTCCACCAAATCCGTAA